ATCCGTGTAGTTTTCTATTTCTCTTTTCCAATTAACCTTTAATGAGGCGGGACAAATAATTAACACTTTTTTCACCTTACAACTTATACTAGCCATAATAGCAGAACTAGTTTTACCTAAACCCATATCATCCGCTAGGATATACTTCTTATTGGATACTAGTTTAGTTATAGCTGTTTTTTGGTGTTCGAAGGGGGGACGATGAGAAAACTCACCGAAATCCACTACAACATCAGGATTAGCTCTAGGAATAATCTGGTTTTTAGGAACCCAAAAAGCATTAAGAGAGTCCGACTTAATAACCTTACCCCAAACATGATAAGCTTTTTCTGTTTCAGTAAGTAATTTCTCAATCCAGATAGACTTAGGTGGAGATTGTAAAAATTTTGTGGACATATATTCTTTTGCTAAATAATCATCTATTTCCATCCACAACCTCACAACCTTAGGTTTTTCGATGTAATTTTTATTAATATAGTCTGCTTGTGAACGTGTTAATGTGAAGGTTTTACTATTGAGCATATTATTTCTGAGGCCTATAATGTAGTTATTGGCCCCACTATAATCAGCTAATGAATTCTTAGCTTTAATTTCTGGTGGGAAATTTTCCATATTAAAAATATAATAAAAAGAGAAAAGAAAGACAAATTGTATTTATAATAAAAGGACATATTATATGGCAAATAAAAAAATACCTATTACAAGGATATCTAGATTTTTTAGTTCTGAAGATTTTCAGTTAGAACAGAACGTAGGTATGGAGTGGTTACATGGTGATATGCATTTTACTTTGGTTTTATTTAGGGTGGATGCAAGACTTTCAGATGTAGATGATGTTTATGGTGAATCTGGTCCAGAAGAAATTAGGTATAAAGCACCAGTAGAGTTTAATGCTTATGTTAAAATAGATGAACCAAAGCTTGATAGTTACGCGGGTGGGTTAGTTAAAGATTTAGAACCAGGGAATATGACTTTAGGTGTTTATATAAAACATTTAAATGAATTAAATATAGACATTAATTATGGTGACTATATAGGTTATGCTGAAACGGAAAATAAAATGAGATATTATACCGTAACAAATGACGGTAGAGTAACATCTGATAATAAACACACTATAGGTGGGTATAAGGCTTTTTATAGAACTGTTATGTGTTCTTACGTAAGTCCTAATGAATTTAAAGGAGTATAATGGCATTACCAAAGAAAGTAAAAAAGAGTTTGAATATATCTCCGGGACCAATCCAGGGACACTACCCTACTGGGTACAATGGCATAACTACACCTAATAGAAGAAAAGAACTCGCAAATTTAATAACTGAAGATGGGACCTATCTACCGAAGTCAGTACTACATGCAGATATGGATAGGGGTATGTTAGATTTTGTAGAAGAACAATTAAAAACTGTAAGTAATGGGAAAAAGATTAATGTTATAGATAGAATCCTTACACTACAAAGGTGGGGTGAGTTGGCACAAACATGGAAATTTTCTACAAAAGACAAAAACGTAGAACTACCTTTTATTGTGGTTGTTAGAAATCCAGAAGTGCAGTACGGCAGTAATCCAGCTTTACAATATACCATACCAGATAGAAAACAGTTTCATTATGCAAAGGTACCAACCTGGGACGGTAACAGAAAAGGATATGATATATATACAATACCACAACCAGTTCCAGTCGATATAATATATGATGTAAAAATTATTTGTAATAGAATGAGAGAACTTAATAACTTTAATAGAGTGGTTCTACAAAAGTTCACATCTAGACAAGCTTACACATTTGTAAAAGGACACTACATACCAATTGTAATGAATTCTATAGGTGACGAAAGTAAGATAGATACTGAAGAAAGAAGATACTACCAACAAAACTATCAATTCCAACTACAGGGATTTTTATTGGATGAGGAGGAGTTTGAGGTTAAACCAGCTATTAGTCGTGAGTTAGTGATGTTTGGTTTTGATGCAAAAGAAAGAAAAAAGGAAAGAAAGGGGTCACCTAAAAATCCAGATAAAGTCAATACTAAATTAACTTTTGACACTGGTGTTGATGAGTTAGTCCTTAACTACGATTATAAGGTTAATATTTCAGCTTTAAGAATTAAAAATGTGGTTTCTTATTCCTTTTATATAAATGAAGTACCACATACTATTGATGAGGTATTAATGATAAACCCTGGTGATACGTTAGTGGTTGAGGTTGTTAAAAGTAATCCTGGACCTGCCACTTTAACACTACAAGAGAAATTAATATATTAATTATTCCCCGTAAATATCTCTTTTAGATTTACAATTTATCCTTATTAGTTGTTCTACAAAAGCAAACATCTTAAGTCCGTTTTTTTTACAATACTCTTTTAGGGTAAAATGAACCTCTTCACTTATCTTTAAATTTTTTATTTTTGGTTTTTTGTCTTTGTTGGCCATTATAGAGGATATTTTTGCTATAACTACTATATAGTATGAAAAAAGTATGAAAATTTACCTACTAAGGGGTAAATATAGTAATTTACTACGTAACTTTTGATAATACCCCTTGTATTTATAATAAAGAAAATAAAATATTTTAAAAATTATAAAAACATGGCAGACGGTAATAAGGTATTTGTTTCTCCAGGGGTATATACTTCTGAGAAAGATTTAACATTTGTAGCACAAAGTGTAGGTGTTACAACATTAGGTATAGTTGGTGAAACTCTAAAAGGTCCAGCTTTCGAACCTATTTTTATACAATCGTATGATGACTTTACAACAAGGTTTGGTGGTACTTCACCAACAACATACGTGGATTCACAAATTCCTAAATATGAGTTAGGATATATAGCTAAGTCTTACTTAAGTCAATCAAATCAATTATTTGTGACTAGGGTATTGGGTATTAGTGGTTATGATGCAGGACCATCATTTAGTGTATTAACTTTAGGGGAATTAGACCCTAAGAGTTTTAGAGCTACTGGTGTTTCAGGAAGTAGTACTACTTCGGCGATTACTACCAGTACAGTATTACCTTTCGTAGTTCCACTAACTGGTACTAATACCACTGTGGGTGAAACTGCATTTATTAATGATGCGATGAATGGTGACTTCTTCTCACAAATTCCAGGTGTGGTATTAAACCACTTTAGAACATCTGATACAGATACCGAATTTGGTGAAACGGTAACATTAACAAATGGTACTACACTACCAACGTTAAAACAATCGTTCCTTGATTTTTTCGCTTCAAGTTTAAGTCTTAAAACAGCATCTAATACTTTATGTTATACTGGTGGTTCACAAACTCCAGCTTCAGGAACGACTGCTTGGCCTTGTCCAGTAGTCTACCAATATGGTTGTATACCTAGTGCAACTACTAACGCAGCTACAGCAAATACCGTAAATACATTAACAGCTGCAACTTCAGCAGTAACGGTGACTAACGTCTTGGGTAGTGAATGTAGTGACTGGGAATCATATAAAAACGATTCTTGGTATTACGCTTTATTTGATAATGACAATAGTACAACATGTTGTACAGGTTCTACATATAGTGGGGTTTCGTACCAACTATATATTAGTGGTAATCCAATAGATATAGCTTTCTCTGCAGCTGGACCTTCAGGATATGATGGTTATTATTCGGCAGCAACAGGAACAACAAGTGCTGGTACAATAGTTTATTCTGGTAATGTAATAATGGATTATGTATCCTACACAAATTTATCAGCTGACAGTGAATATGATGGTATGGTAGTATTAACTTTAAGGTCTAGAGGATTGAGTGATAAAGCCTCGGGTGGACCAGTGTACTCTATTAGTGCAAATACAGCCACATTCCAATGTACCGGGGATTACCATAAGGTATTAGAAAATCCATTTGCTTCATTTGGGGTTAGTGCAGGAACTGTAGATGGTACAGCGTATACATTTAAAACTTCTATGAGTAATACGTCACAAGATTATGTATCGAGAGTATTTGGTAGAAGTCCTTTTGATAAAAAGAAAGAAGAGGTACCTTTATTTGTAGAAGAAGCATACCCAGCATTATTAACTGACTCTTGGAAAAAAGGAAAAGTTAGGGGGTTACAATGTTGTTTCCAATATTTACCATCAGCAAGAAATACAACCAACACAAATACTATCGCTTGGTACATGCATCAATGGACAACACCAGAAACTCCATGGATTGTTTCAGAGTTACAAGGTACTGATGTGTATAGATTATTTAAATTTATTTCTATATCTGATGGTACATCAGCAAACAGAGAAATTAAAATTTCATTAATTAATATGTCGTTTGAGAGGGGTGAATTTGATGTCTTAGTAAGAGATTTCTATGATACTGACGCAAATCCAAACGTACTAGAAAAATACACTAGATGTAGTCTAGACCCAACAAAAGTTTCCTTTATTGGTAGAAAGATAGGTACATCTACAGGTGAGTTTGAATTAAAATCTAAATACACAATGTTATATTTAGGTGAAGGATTATTAGATGGTACATTCGCCAATTCAGTACCAGCAGGATTTGAGGGTTACAGATTTAGAGCTTATGGTACTTGTCCGACTAACCCTAAGATAATATATAAAACAAAATACTACAAACCAGGTGAAGCACTTTATGACCCTCCTTTTGGTAGTGGTACAGTGAATAATCAGACCGTAAGTGGTGGTGATAAAGTAAGTAAAGTTTATCTAGGTGTGTCCAATAGTGCGGGTGCAGCTTATGACCCAGACTTCTTCAACTATAAAGGAAAACAAGTACCAACTACATTATGTACAGCAACAGATGGTGGTGAGTGGAACGTAATCACTAAAGGATTCCACATGGATTCTGGAGCTACTGTAGTTATAGGTGGTAGTGGAGCTTATACTGACTGGACTGGTACTACCTTAAATGGATTACCGGTATTTGATTGTGGAGCAGGTCAATTTAATACTGAACCAACTCTAAGTACAGAAACTTATAAAAAACTTAGAAGTCGTAAGTTTACGGTTGCACCACACGGTGGTTTTGATGGTTGGGATATCTACAGAAAAACTAGGTCTAATACAGATGATTATAGAATGGGACTAAGTGGTTTCTTAGCAGGAGCTTGTACGAGTAGTGATTTCCCACTAGGTACTGGACTAGGTTCATTTAAGAAATTAAGTTCTACTGAAGCAAATACAGATTACTTTGCATTCCTTAGAGCTATAGAAACTTACAATAACCCAGAATCGGTAGATATTAATGTGTTTACAACACCAGGTTTAGATTATGTAGATAATTTAGGTCTTGTAAATGAAGCAATAGATATGGTAGAGACGGAAAGAGCAGACTCTCTATATGTGGTAACAACACCAGATTACAATATGTTTGTAGCTGACACGACAGACACCACAAATCAAGTTACACCAGAAGAGGCTGTGGACAACCTAGAAGATTCATTAATTGATTCTAACTATACAGCTACTTACTACCCTTGGATACAAGTAAGAGATACGGCAAATAATAAACAAATTTATATCCCACCAACAGCAGAGGTAATGAGAAATATCGCATTAACAGATAATATCTCATTCCCATGGTTCGCTTCGGCAGGGTATACAAGAGGTTTAGTGGACGCAGTGAAAGCTAGAAAGAAACTGACTTTAGATGAAAGAGATACATTATATGTGGGTAGACTTAACCCTATCGCAACATTTAGTGACGTGGGCCCAATAATCTGGGGTAATAAAACACTACAAATTAGAGAATCTGCTTTAGATAGAATTAATGTTAGAAGATTGTTATTACAAACTAGAAAATTAATATCAGCTGTTTCAGTAAGATTAATATTCGAACAAAATGATGATATCGTAAGACAACAATTCCTAGACTTAGTTAACCCAATTTTAGACTCTATAAGAAGAGATAGAGGTTTAACTGACTTTAGAGTAGTACTTTCTAACGACCCTGAAGAAATAGATAGAAATGAAATGAACGGTAAGATATATATTAAGCCAACAAGAGCGTTAGAATATATATTTGTTGAGTTCTTGATAACACCTACCGGAGCTTCTTTTGAAGATATATAGTATTTATAACAAAGAAAAGATATGAAATTCAGTAAGAAAATATTAACCGAGAGTCTAAGTCAAACAAAAAGTGATAAGAAAGTTTTTACAGAAGGTAAAAGACAGAATGTCATTTTAAGTGAAGAACAATTAGATAGATTATTAGCGAGATTAGAGGAGACAAAACAAAATTCTATTAATACAATTATTAAAGAATGTCACCAATTAATTAGAGAATCAATCAAGAACGAAGGGTTGGATTTAAATAGTGATGATTATTCTGGTACTATAATGGAACAAGGTCAATATGACAGAAATCCGGGTGTTGCTGCGGCTGAAGGTTTGGAAAACGTTCTAAACGGGATAAAGAAAGCCTATGAGATGATTAAAGATAGTGATACTAGAAAAAAACTAGCCAATTCTATCACCAAATTAGGTAACTTTATGACTATTACAGCTGACGCAATCGCTTCTGGGAGAGACCAAAGAGCAATGGCAAACCCAGATTCATTAAAAGACCCACTTCCTTATCCTGAATTAGATACCGTTACTGTTGATGACGAAGAGATTAGTGAGGAACATGATGATATTCCCAAAATAGCTCATCTAGATGTCGAAGAAGGAGAAAAAATTCAAGAATCAAAAGAAGAAAAAGAAAAACTAATCCAAGAGGATATAAAAAAGATGAAACAAATAATAAAACCTATATCAAAAATCTAAAAATATGAAAAAGATTAAATTAAAAGAGGGGGATTTAGTTAACTTAATAGAAAAATTAGTTAAAGAAAACCTCGGAGCTGGAAACGGTCAAAATTTCGGTATGATGGGAACACCAACCGCAAAATATAAAGAAATGATGGAGACACAGAACCTGGAAGAAGATAGTGAGGGGGAGGAGACTTATAACTATGGTGATGATGAAGGACATGATAAAAAAGAAGAAATGTCTATGGAAGACCATGTTAAAGCGATTGAGGACCATTTAGGGTACCTTAAAAAAGATATGGGTTATGATGAAGACCATGAAGACCGTGATGAAGAAGATACAGATTTTCGTGAGTCTAGAAAGCCAAGAAAAAGAATGGCAGAATCTAGAAAAGTGAAAAGGTCAAGAAGAAAGTAAAAAGTAAAAGGTCCTTACGGACCTTTTTTACTTAACTAATTTACCACCATTCAGTAATATTAAAATCAATATCATTGGAGCTAATATAGGTGCTTTAAGTATGTGTGAGATAATGTAGAACACATACCACTTGTTAGTGGGTTCATCACCTCGTCTAGACTCAAACGAAAGGTAACTACTATAAATGTCTTTTTCATTAATTAACAAAAATACAAACATTAATATTTGTGAGATAAGTAGGTAAGGTATAATATATTCTAACATAATTTTTATTTTAAAAGGTTAAACTTCTATTAATATATACGATTTTTTTAACTATAAGTTACAATTTTTTAAATCGTAGTTTTGAAAAATAGTAGTAGTTATATCCATAAATATTCTCATAAGTTTCTTGAACATAAATATTTATGATTTTATTCTCTACATTAACTATTTCGTAGTGGATTGGTCTTGATGAACCACCTAATAGTTGGTAGTTACCAGAAATATCTTCAGTTACTGTAACATTATTTGTTGTTACATTTAAACCATACGGATATATGGAATCCCCGTCTATAGTAAAACTTCCATTTCCTGGAACATTTTCCGGGAAGTCAAAACACCAAGTCGTTTGGTGTCTAACTATATTCTCAAAAGAAAATAATGATATCCCATCATATCGTAAACTACTACTTAAACCACTACCGAATAAAAATATTTCAGTATTCTCCTCAGTATCTAAATTTTGGACATACATGGTCCCACTTCTTAAAATCCAACATCCTTCTAGGAAGTTAGTCTCTACATAATCTCCATTATTTTGTGTTGTTGGGTATGTGGTTGTACATGGGGGGTATATTGGTTCTTTAATGCAGGAACTGAGTAGGAGAAACAAAGATAATATTTTTATTAGATTTTTCATACTACAAAGATAATAAATAAAATCGATTAAACCAAATTAATTGGTATTTATATTATATGTCACAACAAATAATAATAACTAAAGAACAGTTAAAAAGAGTGGGTGGTTTAATAGAAGAACAATCTCCAGGCATTAGAGCATATAGTTTCGATTGGGATGATAATATTCTTAAAATGCCCACCACAATTAAAATGTTAAAGAAGACTGATAATGGGTGGGAACCTATTAATGTTGGTACAGAAGAATTTGCTTTGGTTAGAGATAGTGATGGTTATAAATTAGATGATGGTGCCTTTGATAATTTTATAGATGATGATGCATTTATTAGTGATTTAGAACAGGCTCTAAGTACTAATTCATTCGCACCTTCATTCGATAAATTTAAAGAAGCACTAATATATGCAAATCCGATATCTATAATAACTGCAAGAGGACACAATCCTAGAGCGTTAAGAAAAGGTATGGATTTGGTCATTTCACACACATTTAGTGAAGAAGACTTGGGGAGAATGATTGACAATATCCAACAAACATACCCTGAATTAGAAGGGGAAGACGCAGGAATAGTATTAAAAACTTATTTAGATTCACATGAATACCACCCAGTCACATCCAAAATGTTTACCGATAGATTTGGTTTGGAGGGTGGCTCGGCAGCAAATCCAGAGGAAAATAAAAAGATAGCATTAAGAGACTACGTTGCAAATATAGTCTCCAAAGCCTCTCAAATGGTAAATACGGGGGATAAAAAACTCTCAGTTGGGTTTAGTGATGATGATTTGGGTAACATAAACGCAATAATTCCTTTTATACAAGAGGTATTACAAGTAGAATTTCCAGATGTAGATTTTGTGGTTTACGACACATCTGAAGGTGGAATGAACAAAATAGTATTAAAACAAGTCGATTAAGACATTTTTTCTATTCCCGATATATTTATAGTATATAATAAAAAAGTAAAAACAAAAAATTAAAAAGATATGGCTGACTTATTAATGAAAATGCCTATACCTTATGAACCAAAGAAAAAGAATAGGTTTATTTTAAGATTCGACTCTTCTCTGGGAATTAATGAATGGTATGTAGAAAGTACTTCTAGACCACAGGTTACTATTAACTCTGTAGAAGTACCGTTCCTTAACACCTCTACGTATGTAGCGGGTAGGTTTGTATGGAACACAATAAACGTTACATTCAGAGACCCAATCGGACCATCTGCCGCACAAGCGTTAATGGAATGGGTTAGAACACACGCGGAATCAGTAACAGGTAGAATGGGTTACGCTGCGGGTTATAAGAAAAACATTGACTTAGAATTACTAGACCCAACAGGTGTTGTGGTGGAGAAATGGATTCTACAAGGGTGTTTCTTAACTGACGTTAACTTTAATGATTTAAGTTACAGTGATGACGGTCTTGCAAATATTTCAGCCACATTAAGACCAGATAGATGTATCTTAGTTTATTAAACTAAAACAAATATATTTTATAAAAGCCCTTTAATTAGGGCTTTTTTATTGCAAATCACTTTACTTTAATGTTGTATTTTACAATGCTTATAGCGCAACAGATTTAAATTAATAAAAACTAAACATATATATTTACTATTATAATATATATATTAAATTATAAGCTATGCAAGAACAAGTAGGACAACAACCGGAAACAATATTACCATATGATATGGTGAGTTTACCTTCTCAGGGAGTCTTTTATAAAAATAAGAAAAAAACTCTTAAGGTAACTTATTTAAATGCTTCAGACGAAAATTTATTGGCGACACCAGCATTACAAGCTAACGGTGAATTAATTAATACCTTATTATCTAGAAAAATTTTAGATAAAGATATTAATGTTATGGATATGCCAGAATGTGATAAAGAAGCTGTCTTAGTATTTTTAAGAAATACAGCTTTTGGGTCAGATTACAAAATCACCCTAACAGACCCAAAAACAAAGGAGTCTTTTGAGGCCACAATTGATTTATCAGTACTCAAAACTAACGAAGCTGGTGTTGAGTTAGATGCAAACAACGAATTTGACTATTATCTAGAAATGTCTAAAAAGAAAGTAAAATTATCTTTTTTAACACCACAAGATGAAAGAACACTAAAAGGTCTAGACGAACAAAACAAAAATGCAACGGTAAACCCCTACATGACCAAACAATTGGAAATGTTACTTAAAGAAATAGATGGTGTTAGAGACCCAATGACTATCGCACAATTCATCCAAACAATGCCAATTCGAGATTCTCAAAACATTAGAAAAATAGTTAGAGAAAATTCGCCTTCACTAGATTTAACTATCCCCGTGTTAACTCCATCGAATGAAGAGATAAATGTGAGAATTACATTCGGGGTTGAGTTTTTTCGTCCTTTCTACGGCATATAGGAATGCCCTATTGCAAGAATTCTATTACTTAATGAAACACCTCCACATAGCGTGGACCGACCTCCTAAAGATGCCTACATTCGAACGTAGATTCTACGTAAATTTTCTAACAGACGAATTCCAAAAAAAGAATGAGGCAATCGAACAAGCAAATAACAAGTCTAAAAACAGATTCTAAATATTTATATAAAAACAGTTTAGGATTATGGCAACCCCACAAGTAGGTGATGAAAAACAAATTAATGGTGTAAACCACATTTATACTAATGCTGGTGTCTGGGTACCAGTTGGTTATACACCACCCAAAAAAACGGGTAGAGGTGGTGGTAGTGCCGGTTCCGTATGGGAAAAGTTAGGTAAAATAGCAACTGAAAGAACACCAAAAGAGAGTGTATCAACCGAAGATTTAGAAAATATGTCCGCTGCTCTTAAGGACGTAAAGAACTTAAATTTAACTAATATTGAGACTATGACAACAGTATTGGATATGTTAGCTTTAGAGGATACTTTAAGGGTAGACATCTCCAAAAGTCTAGGAATGTCCAATGCACAGTTAATGGATACAGTAGATGGTCTAACTGAGGCAGGGATGTCAGCCTCAAAGTTCGGGATGACAGTACATGATTTATTCAAGGTCTTTAAAGAAATGACCAAAGAAATTTCACGAAATCTATATATCCCACCAGAAGTTAGTGAAAGAGCCGCCTTATTAACCAAAACCTTAGAAGGGTTTGATGCTGGAAAATTTGCAGAAAGTTTTGATACTATTGGATTTAGTTTAGATACAGCAATGGGTAAAGTGGATGAAACTGATAATGCTATGTCTGAAATCTTACAAACAGGTAGAGATTTTGGTGTTGTAATGGAAAAATTCTTAGGTAATATAAGTAATGAATTAAAATTAATTAATACTTACGGATTTGAAAGAGGTGTGGAAGGACTAGCAAGAATGGTAGCTAGAGGTCAGTCATTAGGTATTGAAATGGGTACGGTAACAAGTCTCGCGGATAAATTCTTTGACCCAGAAGGTGCAATTGATTTTGCGGCACAAATGCAAGTAATCGGTGGAGCGGTAGGTGACTTACAAGACCCATTCAAACTAATGTATATGGCAACCAATGACCTAGAAGGTCTACAGGAAGCAATTGCGGATACTGCAGCACAAGCCACATACTTTGATAAAGAAAAGAATAAATTCTCCATTTCACCAGAATCCAGACGACAGTTAAAAGCGATGGCAGAACAAATGGGTATGAGCTATCAAGACTTAGCAGACACCGCTGTAAGGTCAGCCAGAAGAGCTGAAGTATTTAATCAGATAGGTGACTTTAGTGACATGTCAGAAACCGATAAAGAATTAGTAGCTTCTATGGCTAAGATTGGTGAAGGGGGTGTAGCACAAGTAAAAATTCCAGGGATTGAAGAAATGGTTGATGTTTCTAATGTCACGGAAGAACAAATGGAGTTATTACGAAAAGAAGGGATGACAGATTCTGATGTCTATAAACAACAACTTACCGTCGCTGAAAAAGCCAACCAATATCTTTCAGCTATGGATGCGGGAATTAGACTGATAGTTAAAAATGACTTGGGACTAAAAACTTCTGCTGACAAACAAATGAGGACCGAGTCACTAACCCAAACTATAGCAAGTGAAATGCCAAGTTTAACCCCAGCACAATTAGAAGCTTTAAGGAAAGGTGACTTAGATGTTGTCGCAGCAGACATTCTAGCAGCGGGTACCGATGGAGCTAAGAAAGCTTTGGAAGAATTACAAAAAATGCACGCAAATGATGCGATAATCACACCAGAGGGTATAACAACTTTTGATAAAGGAGATATTTTAGTAGCAGCACAAGCAGGAAATGTAAAATTAGGAGAAGACCTAGACTCGTCGATAGCTAGTAGAACAGAAAGCTTAAGTAAAACAATAACACAGAATACTAGTACAACTAATAATACAACAACAATGACACCAGTCACTTTAAAATTAGAAGGTAATATTGATGTTAATAATGGAGAAGCCAGAATGAATGGGCAAGACTTCTTAAAACTACTACAAATGGATAGGGGTGTAGCTTTAGAAACCGGTAAACTACTAAATGACGCTATGTCACTAGGAGCATAATCTTATTTGTCTAAATACCTTGGCGAAATTACGTTACAATCTATTTATTATAAAAGAATAATATATGTCAGTAGGTTTAAATACAGGTGGGGTACAAGCTTTTGGGATGCAAGGTCCTTACAAACCTAATGTAGCATCCACGGGAAGGTTACGTGTTTTCTTATTAGGTAAAAATTTACAAAGTTCCTATCTGGCAGATGGTAACCCAATTTCACCACCGTTCGGGGTACAACCACCAGGAAAACAAAATACAAGTATTTTCGAACGTCATGTTATAGACCAAAAAACAGTTGAAGAGTTGGCACCACCAAACCTATTAAGTTTGTTTTTAGATAATAGTTACGGACCAGAAGGTGGTTTTACAGACGTACAAACTATAAATGTTAAAAAAGTACTCCCTAGGAGAGGCTTAGACTACGTAACACCAAATACGCTACAACCGAAATCATTTGTTTCTTCTGAATATACTTCGGCGGAAATACTTGAAACAGTAAATATAACTAATGGTATTGTTAACACTTTAAATAGTAAAATTTTAAATGATAGTGAATTATTACAAAAATCTAGTGGGAATTTAAGAGAACAATTAGGATATAACCAAGGTTGGAATGATTTAGATTTAAGTGATAAAGGTTCTTTTATGTTTAATGTAAGTGCGAACCCAGGGGAAAAAGAATTAGATGGTACCGACTATCTATCTCGAATAACAAACCTATACTATGGTTATTCTAATATACCAGGTCATTACTTTAATGGTATTTTTAAACCAGATATTAACTTTTTATCAAAAAATGGTATAAGTTTGACAGGTACCTTTGGTAATGTACAAGCTACCGCTAATGCTATAGCTAATATGTTGACAGGGGGCGACAACATACCAACAAACAGTGTATCCAACCCAGTACCAAGTGATAGATTTATAAGTTATATGGGTTCAGAACAACAAAAATCATTATTTACATCACTAGATTTTAACAAGTATAGACCAGACTACTCTAGAGTGCAACTCCGACAAGGAGTTACCAACATAACTCCGTATTATTATCTAGGTTCTAAAAGCAACGAACCCTCAAAAGTTCAGTCCCCTATGGGAGCAATCCCAAGTGATGAGTTTGGAAGACCAGTAAATGCTTTAGTTTACGGACCATCTACTTTAGCTAAACAATTAGAAACAGTAGACGGACAACCACTTTGGCCATTTTATATGTTTGGTGTGCAAGGTTATAGTTATAATGATGGTGGTAGTTTAGCTGGAGGATGGACCTGGATGGGTAACCAATCCTTCGCGTCCACCAACGCACCTTTTGACTTACTATCTACGAGGTCGTTCCAAAAACCTAAAAGAAAGGGTGGAATATTAGACGAAACACAAAAACTTATAGATTCAGCACCCCTTATGGGTGGTGCTAGAAGAAAACACGCGGGTCACGCGATAGACCAGACATCTAAAGTGTTTTCAGATGGTTATAAAGAAATTTCTAAAGGTTCCGGTGTTAGATTTGTTGATGAAACAAATGGGGTGTTTGGTATAGGAGCTGGGTTAGTAGCGAGAGAATTTTGTAGAACCTGGACAAAAGATGACCCTTATTGGAAAATGGAAAACCTACAAAGACATAAAGGAAATCATCTAGGTAAAGCGGGGTCAGTACTAACTAATACCTTTAATTTAAATATTGCACCTATATTTGGTGTAAATGTAGACACTGAAAAACAAGAAAAAAATGTAAGTAAGTACATGTTCTCAATAGAAAATCTTGCGTGGAGAGGTACATCCGAATTATTAAAACTACCTAAATCCGAAAGAGGACCACAAGGCGGGAGAATAATGTGGTTCCCCCCTTATGATTTACAAGTTGGTGATACAAATTCAGCACAATGGAATTCAGTTAATTTCTTAGGTAGACCAGAACCAATATATACATATAACTATACTGAGAGAATAGGAACCTTAAATTGGAAAATAGTAGTAGACCACCCATCTATATTAAATGTAATCACAGAACAAACTCTAAAAGGTGTACCAGACTATGTCGCCGACCAAGCTTTGGAAGCGTTCTTTGCGGGTTGTAAAGAATATGACATATATGAATTAGCTTCTACATTCCCTAACCTATCAGTAGACGATATTATCAGTATCCAAAATGACGTGACCGACGAATATGACGCGGACCCATTCCAAACAATGTATAATCAGACAAGTGATATAGACCTACCAAATAATCCAAATGGGGAAGAAGGAGCATTTCCAGGAAACACCGGAGTTAACAGTAATGAAGGTACATTCACAGGAAACAATAACCCTAACGCGAATAATGGGATAGCAAGTAATGTCCAAGGCCAACCCAACCAAGAAGCGTGGGACGCTGCGTGGGAAGGAACCAATACTGACCCAACGCCGGAGGAACAAGCTACCGCTAATAACCAAGGGACCGCGGGACAAGAAAAGAAATTAGATACAGCAAAGATATTAGCAAAATTATTAGGAGAAGAGAACTATTTTAATGCTCTAAAACAAGATGACGAGTTTATATATAATGCATTAAAAAGAGAATTAAAACATTTCCACCCAGCATTTCACTCTATGACACCAGAAGGGTTAAACAACAGACTAAGTTTTTTATTACAATGTACACGACCAGGTAATACAATACCGACAGTTAATGCTGATGGAAGTCTAGACTCAGAAAGAGATGTAGATAACACCGCTTTTGGTGCACCACCTATATGTGTTTTAAGAATTGGGGATTTTTACCACACCAAAATAGCTATTGATTCAGTAAGTTTTAGTTATGACCCTTTAATATATGATTTAAACCCAGAAGGTATCGGAGTACAACCTATGATAGCAAGTGTATCAATGAACTTTAAATATATTGGTGGTCAAGGTTTGGAAGCACCAGTATCAGAATTACAAAATGCATTATCCAATAACTTCTTTGCAAACACGGAGATGTATAATAATAGAAGTATAAAAACAGCATCTGACAAACAAAAACCACTAGCAGATGAACAAGAAATAATCGCAGAATTAGAAGCTCAACAAGCTAATTCGACACAAGGAAGTTCTAATAGTAGTAACACTGAAGGTACCAGTGCAGATGGAGACCAGAGTGGGAGTGATTGGCAACAAGCGTGGGGTACGGGACCATAAAATATAAGAAATGGATTATACAATAAATTATAAAAACCTTTTAAATGCTTTCGTCGACGAAAGTCATTCATATTCTTTGGATGTGAAAAATAGATTAAATGATGCATTTCTATACCACAGTATGGGTCTAGTGGAGGAAGTTATGTTTTCTAGAAATTATAAAACAGGAATTCTAGGTAGTAACTCTAATGGTAATTTGGTTGGAATACCAAATAAAATAATAAGTAGAATTACAACTTATTACGAGACAGTCAAAAATAATATAAGTGCTGAAACAACCACCATACAAACCAAATTAAATATATGTTCACCAACAGAGTTTGAAAAACAATATGTCAAAAATGTACTATATAATACATTAGAAACACAATTAAATAATACCATAACACAAACTATGACCTTAGTTAATAGTTTGAGAGATTCACAACATAAACTAGTCACTACAGCAGACAAACTTAATTTTGTTGTAAATAATAACTATGATGGACAATACATAAACCCAAATGGTGGGAGGGTGGTAGCATTCCAATTAACAGGCAGTACTTTAAATGTTGTAAGAAATAATTATGACCTTAGTAATGGTTATTTAAATATTTTCATTAATAATCATGTTAATTCTGGATTTACTAAAAACTACCCATCTAATGGAGAATACATTTTCTTTAGTCCTATAATCTACACAAATGAAGCCGATTCTTTTACATTTGGTTATAAACCAGAACTACACGAGTTACTTAAGTATAGAAAAAGTACATTGTATAATGATTTAACTAATATTGACCAATTTGGGGTTACTGGCATTACACCAGTCACTATAAGAATATTTAAACCCCAACTAAATAATGTTATAAAAGAATGGATAGATTATGATATTAGTTTAATGACTTCTAGATTTACAAGTAAGTTAGATGGTGGTTATAAGACATTAAAAGGTGTTTTGAATAGGTATTATAGTAACTTTGATGTGGGTTATAATATTAATACGGGAGCTACAGCAGAGAATACTGTTAGGGTTAACCTAAGAGATAAAAATATTGGGATTAGTGATAGTAAGTTTAATTACAAATTGTTAAACCAATTATACATTAGTTAAGAAATATGAGTTATTATAACAGATATAATGAGTTTATTATTAATGGTGACTATGTAATGGTACCAAGCATTGTACTTACTCCCAAATCTAGTGATAGAAAAATAATTTACAAAGTGGGAAAAACTAGGTTAGATAAGTTATCAGACCAATTCTACGGTTCACCATATTATGGATGGCTTATAATGCAATCAAACCCAACATACGGAGGGCAAGAATGGAACATCCCAGATGGTACCATAATTACTGTACCTTTCCCATTAATGCAATCACTAGAGGACTATAAATCTAAATTAGACCAACACTTCCTCTATTATGGCAGATAATTTAAATTCTGGTAACATATTAACCACTCAAATAGGTGGTAACGTTGTGTCCATAGACCCTAATAAAGTTGTGGGGGCAGATGGTGTTATAAAAGATAGGTTGGTTAACCAAGAGGATTTTGTAATGTACGCTAATCTTACAGCCAAAATATTTCCTAGAAGTAAGTTATTGGTTGGTGCAGCTGCAGGAGATGAAATTCGTGTAGAAATAGCGGATGGAGAACTAAATTTCCTAAAACCTAAAGGAAAGAATTCTTTTGACTCCGATTGGACAGAAGCTTTTACTAACCCAGACGTAAATCAAAAAATAAAAACAAAAACCAAAGAAGGTGTAACAACATCTACCAGTATAAGTAACCAAAACGATTTTCAAGGTTTCGGAATAACATCAATAAGTATTAAGGTTAACGCATCCTATATCCCACAAGTGTCAATAAATTTTACTGATGTTAGGGGTAAAACATTATTTGAACAAGCAAAAGTTAACACGCCTTACACAGCTTTTTTCCATTTACCATACCCCACATTCTTTTTAACACTTAAAGGTTATTACGGTAAAGCAGTACAATACCAACTAACACTAGAAAAATTCATCTCAAGATTTGACCCAGCATCTGGTGATTATTTAGTTACGTGTGATTTTAAAGGTAATCATATCGCAATGCTAAGGGATGTAAATATGCACGAATCAGTGACAGCTCCTTATATGTACCCAACAAAACAAGACCCAAATAGTGGTAATATACAAATGACTAAAGGTAGACAAGTATTGGGTGAGGTTTATAGGGAATACCATTCTAAGGGGTTGATTGGGGATAATCTATTTAATAAACAATATACCACTGTAGAGTTAATTGAAAAAATACAATCTATAGATAATGATATGGCTCAAGTTTTCGGGCAAGCTAGTTTGGAGAGTACCACCCATAAATTAGAATATGAAGAAACATTAGAAAAATTTAAAAAGGCCGTAATAGGTAAGAAGGGTTGGGTTGGAAAATACTGTAATACAAAATCATCGGGTATTAGAAACGTACTTGTTGACGAACCACCATACCCACCAATACCAGGACAACCAACCCCTACAGTACCAAATACCGGTAAAACAGTTACTACGCAAGCTTATTCTTTAAAAGGGATGTCCGCCGCCACCTCAGAAACAGACCCAACTAAAAGACAAGAAAAACAACAGAAATTAGTTGAGGAAGCCCAAAATGCATTAGCATCTATAGTGAAAAAATACCTTACTCTATTACAACAAAACCCTACTTTTAAAGCGAGAAGTCAAATAGAAGGTGGGAAATATTCCGTAGCAACTAGATTTAGTGACCCCACCTATGATATTTTTGAAAATTCTCAGATAAAGGGTAACGTCCAACTTGCAACAGGAGGAGCAGGAACAACTTCCCAATTACCACAAAATCTCGCACCTTGGTTTATGTTTCAGGGAGATGCAAGTAGTTTCCTATTCATCTGGACAACAACTAAAAGACTTTTTGATACGAAGGCAAAAATGATGGCAGAAGACCTGAGTAATAAATTGAATGGTAAATTACAAAAAGCTATAGGATTTAAACCTACAATTAGAAATGTTTTTGCTATAATATTAGCCGGTGCAGATACTTTTTTAAAACTTTTAGATGATGTACATACAGACGCATTTGCTCAGAGACAAAATGAACAAAGATTAGCGGTTGCAGTTTCATCTGACGACTCCAACGCAACCAACCAAATAGTTTATCCATGGCCCCAATATTATAAAATTGAAGAACAACAAAAAGGTGGTAACTGCACTACAACTAATTCTGTTTTAACATATCCAGGTGCGTCAGATGTGATAGCTCAAACTTTAGCTAATAACCCAAAAATATGGCCTGAAGTAGAGTTTGTCGAAGAATATACGAAAGCAACGAATTATAAATTTAGTTTGTTTAGTCCACCAGTAGCAAATGAAAGTGTAGATAAGGATTGGACACCCATAACAGTGTATGATTGGCCCCCTATAGACACCCCATACTCTAGTGTTGAAGATTTAGATATATGGTTCGAAATATTAGGGAGAGCTCAACAAGCGACACTAAATGGTGGGTTAGCTTCTAGATACGCAGGTATGTTTGGGGGAGGGATACCAAACAGGGTTGGTTCTGCCATAGTAGAACTAGCACAATATGACGCCTTAAACCTATATCAACGAATTAAAAATTATAGTACCCAGAAACAAGTTTTTATGGACCTAGGGGGACTCAACCAAATATTTCAGATTTTAAACGAATCCGCTCCATTCAGACTGCGATTGTATTCAGCGTATCAAACAGTTACCCCATTTACAATAAAACCAACATTCACCCTAAACTATAAGAAATCAAGATTTACAGTTAAGAATCAAAGTTTCGAAAAGAATAGTGATGCATTATTAGATGGAAAAACCAATGGTTTATATGACTTAGCACCTTGTATTTTTGGTAATTGGGTTAGAGCGAATTTTGCTAATGGAGATACTTTAGGAAGTAACCAATTTTTTGATATAAACAAAAACGTACAATATGATATAAATGAAAAAAATGTTTTAACCGACACTTGGAGTACTCTATATCTAACAAAAGCTAAATACTCAAACTCATCATTCATAGATACGGACCAAGAAAAACTAATAGAACGAAAAGAAAACGCAAATGCTTTAAACACACTTACCACCGCAAATGAAGCGTATGAGTCATTTGTGGAACATAAATTCATAACAGAAGGTGAAGTAAAACGAACACCAACAACAGTGACTATACCAGGTGGGGGGTCTAATATTACAACCCCACCAGTAAGGATGACATCTATGTTAAATACACCATATTTTATAAATGCATTAGTGGCAGGTGTAGCAGCGGAGAAGAGTAACGTAACCCCATCACCTTACACACAAGCCGCTTATCTATTTTTAAATTCATTACCAATTCCTACACTAAGAGAAAAAGCGTTATATAAAGATGGGGATAATAATAAATTCGGTAACTATATCTCTCAGATGTTTAACCAAATGCCAGCTATACATAATTTACCAGTAGCATTGATATTAAGAATTGGGTCAGTTTGGTGGAGATATAAAACAGAAGTCCAAACACAAATAGACCCATTAAATTCTATTTGGGGTGATATTGGGGTGGTAACTCAATTAGGTTATGTGGGACCGACTAGTGTGTATGAAGCACCCCTAAATGCAACTAGTCACTATTCATTCATGTCAAGTAGTGATGGTGGTGTGTCAACATCAGGACCGTATCCTTATGTAACACAAGATAATACAGCAAACAATACTATTATGCAAGTAGGTGTGTACCCAGGACTAATAGATGCTGTTAACTATATAGCAACCAATAATACTACTTATAGTAATATAGGGGCAGGACAAGTATTAAATAACCTTATAGATGCTGCTGGAAACGCTCAACTAACAATAGAACCTAATAGTGATATTAACTATACTGCGTCGGATGGTGTAGACGTAAAGTTCTATAGTGTCTACCTAAGTTCATCTAACATCTTAAGCCCTTCTTTTGGGCTTACACCAACCAACGAACCAGCACCACAGAAGTACACTATACTATACCCATCATCCGGTGGACTTCAAGGGACAGACGCATCTACTTATGATGCACCAACATATGGTAATGCAGCTCTACATAATGGAGCTAGTAGAATTTTATGGGGAGCATCAAATTATGGGTATTTTGAACACCAGGCAGGTTATCAATCCACTGCGGGTCAATACTTTAAAATGATTAATAACACACAAAATGAACAAGAAGACTGGAGTTTTAATCAACAATCTATATATGAGACTATTGAGGTATTAAGGGGTGTATTTAATAAAGAACAACTAGATGAATTTGAACAAGAATTTTTAGTTTTCTCTAAACCAGGAGGTTCTACTGCTTTGGGTGGTTCGTTAAAAGGGTTAATTAAAGAGTTAGTAGTTGTTGAAGATACTTGGGTTAACTCCGTTACAGAAACCCCGCAAACACCAAATAGTCAGATATTAGCAGAAGCACAACTATTAAAATTTAACTCTACAATGTTCCATTTCTTAAATAGAAAAGTAGAATATATTCATAGAAGTACTACTAATTTAGATTTGGTTGTAAATAGTGAAACTTTACTACAAAGATTGTCCCAAATGTGGACAATTAATGGAGGAGTACCAGACCTAGACGGTACCACCAATATAAGTGAAATATACGGTACTTACGCGGACGGACTCCAAGTACCTACAAGTGGTAATTTTTTCATCGGAAACCCAATAGAATATCAAGCAATGAGACTTGAGGTTGGTGAGTTTTATGGTGGTGGTGACATGCAATTTAATTTACTTATAACAGCAGACGACTCCAATCCCATGTATAATTTTTTCAAAACAATTAATGGCAATGAAATAGGGGGTGGGATAACATTTAATGTTACTAACATTAGATTATTTGCACCCTTCATTAAATTATATGCTTCATATACGACCCTCCACCCAACGACAACCGCAAATGAATTTTTAAACATATTCATGCAACAGATACACTCCACACGAAATCTAAACGAACTTTATATTGATATGTTACTAGAGGACCTTAAAAAACACATAAAACAAAACCTAGAAACAGATGATGTGACAATAGATGTGATAACTGATGATAGACCAGAAGTTAAATCAGACGATTTAAAATTAGAACTGTACAACCAATTTAAAACAATAAATGATAGATGGGTATCGGGGACCAATCTCACCGACCAAACACTATTTGAGAAATTTTTATTTTTAGACAGAGCAAATCAAGATATTGGGGATGAAGCAATCATTAACATATGGGACATATTAAAGTTAGATTCTCCCTTCACGGACACCAACTCTAAAACATTAACTCAGAGTGTATCAAGTTACCTTAGTATTATATTAGCTAATAATTACTTTAATTTCATACCCTTACCTTCCTATATCAATTTCTTTAATGTAGAGAAAAAAGGTACGGACACTCAAGCTCAAGGAAACGCTATGTTTGGTACATTTAAAACAGTAGATTATATAGATTCTGCACCAGCTTTTTTATGTCAGTATGTTGGTAAACCGTCATCACAGTTAAATTCTAAAACACCTAATAATGGTTACAATAACGACTCATTTAACTATAATTCACCTAATTCACCACTAGTCACTCAAGAATGTGGAAATAAAGAATTATCTAATAAGGTCATGGGATTCAACGTAGACTTCGGTATACCAAACCAAAATATTTTTGAATCAATAACTTTAGACCAATCACAATTCCAAAATACTTCAGAGAGTTTCAAAGTATTACAGAGTATGGCAGATTCGGGTGGGGGAGGAGCTGCGTCTCCAGCATCAGTCTCTTTATTTAATGTATATGCGAGTAGGTCATATACTGCAAGAGTTACATGTGTTGGTAACGTCACAATCCAACCAACCCAATATTTCCAACTAAGATATTTACCCATGTTTAATGGGCCTTATTTAATTATTAATGTTGAACATGAAATCAGACCAAATACTATAGAAACAACATTTGAGGGTGTTAGAGTACCACGACCAACACTACCAGCTATAAGTGATTTGGTACAAAGAGTTAATATTAAATTATATGAAAAAGCGGAGGATAGGTTAGATAAAATACCATTAGACTTATATTATGATGGGTTAAGTGCAACAGAAAGTCAGAAAAAACTAACCCCTAAACAAAATAATTATATAGCAAGTGGTGTGACCTACCAAACACCCCCATTAGATATTGATAATGTTAGATGGGTGGATGTTACTTTAAGTGCGGGCACATTCATAGTTACACCAAACGAAGACCCAGAAAAGACCCATTTAGGTGTAGATATTTGTCCTACTTCTGATAATTTAGAAGTAGCGAACGATGAGAACGGGGGAATACCAATATATGCCGCGGTATATGGGGTAGTAAGTAAAGTAGTTGATGGTTGTAAACCACTACAAGAGAGTGAATCTTGTGGTAAATACGGTAACTATGTTGAGGTTAAAACTACATTAAATACTGACCCACCTGAAGAAGGGACTGCTTATTACCTTACACGTTACGCATTTTTACGAGAAGGGATAACCGTAAATCTAAATGACCCAATACAACGAGGTGAAATAGGGGCCGGTGCAGGAAATATTGTAATTGGGAAAATGGGTAATAGTGGACTCTCTAAAAGTGTACATTTACATTTTGAGATAAAAAGAGGTGTAAAACAAGAAGGAAAGATAGTAGAACACTATTTGAATCCAGCAGCTTTCTTACCTAGAACACGTTCTTAAATACATAAATACTTTTTTATGTTGACTATTAATGAATTTACGTATATTTATAGGTATACTAATATATTATGATAACAGAACAACTTAGACAGAAATTAGGAAATTTTTTATGTAAAAAAACAGATAATATTGTAGAAAACGGACAAACACCCGAAGGACAACAAGTTTGTGACTTAGATACTGGAATTTGTTATACTATTAGAAGTAGAGATGGTTTAATAGAAAGAGTAGAAAATAGTATTAGAGTAAACAGAAAAGTACAAGTAGAATCACCTTCCGGACAAGTAAAACAATTATTAAATGGCTAAGGAACTAGAAAAATCTATCCTAGAAGAACTTAAAAGATTCAATCAAATTAATCGTAACATTGAGAATTTGGATGAACAACATACTACTGCTGTAGGCAATAATGTTGGTGGTCTTAGTAATCTTGGTATGGGAAGTCATGTAGAAAGACTCGCTAAAAGGTTTGGTATGGAAATGGCAGAACAAGAAGTTCCAGACACTACTGAAGTAGAAGGTGGTGATGAAGAATTAGATATGGACATGGAAACGGACACTGAAGAAGTACCAACAGAAGATGAGATGGGTGCCGATACTGGTGATGAGGATATGGACATGGATATGGAAATTGATGCTGAGGTAGGTGGTGACGAAGATACTACAGAACTTGATGTTACTGATTTAGTAGGTAAACAAGATGAGGTAAATTCTGAATTATCTGACCAAAAAGATATATTATCTAAAAACACAGAAAGCCTAGACGACCTAATGTCAAAACTTTCAGATTTAGAAAACCAATTATCGTCTATGGAAGATGTTGCTAATAAAATTAGTAGTTTAGAAGATAAACTTGAAGAATATAGACCACGTACACCTGAAGAACAATTGGGGTTAAGAAAACACGATAGTGGTCCTTATAACAAAACATTAAGTGATTTTTTCACTGACAAAGAAGAGGTTTTTGACAAAACCGGTAAAAAACAATATGTTTTAACCAAAGACGCTGTAGAAGACTACAGTGACGTAGATATCCAGAAAAGTTTCGGAGACCCAGACGCGGAAGACGAAGAGTAAAATTACCCCACTATTTATTTGACATACCAGTAATGTATATGTATATTTATTCATATGTTTATTAATTAATAATATTTAAAAAGAAAATTTATGAGTAATAGTTTAGATGCAGTTTTAGCTCAATACGAGAAAAACAAACAAAGTGGTGGTTCCACGAAACCACAAATGACATCA